AACCGCCAATGTTAACGACGCCCGTCTGATAAAACCGCTGACACTTTGCCAAATCCTGCTGCGGGTCAGGCTTCTCCAGTGGTGTAGCTTGTGTGCCGATTTCAAGCTGGATGCCCCATAGGTTGATGGTGCCGGACTGCACGCCGATGTTGCCGTATGCGGCGCTGTTAGTGCTACCGGCTGAATATGCGAAATTTACGGTTGTCGTGTCGTTGCCATTCGTCCCCAGCGTCTTGCCGGCGATACTCGGCAGCGTGAAAGTCAGACTATAACGGGTCATGGCTGTCGTAAGCGTTACCGATTGTCCAGCAGTATAAACGGCAGCCGAAGGCGACCCGCCAGTGCCAAAGCCCTGTGCCAGTTGGGTGCCCAACTTCAGCCCAGCAGTTCCGGCATACGCATAGAACGATAATGTCACCGTTTTGTTTGATAACCGCGCAACGCCTTCAATCGGCTGGTAAAGAACACTCTGGGCGGCTGCTCCAGCATTACCTGTAAATGTATAAGCAAGAGCATGGGTCGCAGCTTCGTCGCCGGCGAACGCACCCAGCCCGAAACTGGTTATATTGACGCTGATCGTGTCCAGACTTGCATACGATGCCCATCTATCGGCCGTGTATCCGCCTCCCGTCCACGGCCCCGTCCCCCTCTGCGCCACGTTGAACAGCGGATTGTGCAACAGGTTACGGCCCACGTTATTCTGTGCTGGTGCAACACCAGCGGCAACATCCGACGCCAGACTATTAGCCAGCACCCACTGCGCACTGTTCTGATCTTGATAACGCAAATAAAGCTGCGCTGCTGTACTGTCCCACCACAACTGCCCATTCCCTGCCGAAGCAGGTGGAACATCACTAACAGTCGCGCTCACACCCTTTGGTTGGCTGTTCGCTACAACCCACTGACTGGAATTGACATCCTGATACCACACATACAACTGCCCACCGATGCTGTCCCACCACAGCGTGCCAGGCACAGGCGTTGTAGGTGCAGTGTCGCCAATGACGAGCGACGCACCATTCGGCGGTGTATGCGAGTCCACATACTGCTTTGTCGCTGCTTCAAGCACAGCAGACGGGTCATGCGCCAGTATGAGCGGACCAGTCATCGTGCCGCCAACCAGCGGCAGGTATTGCGCTATCGACGCAACATACTTCGCATCGACATACTGCTTCGTGACTGCATCCAGTGGCTTGGTCGGATCGAGTGCGAGCGTGAACTCACCAGTCATGGTATCGCCAGCGCGATCTATACACCTGCCGAATGCAAGATCGAGGTCATCCGCAACAAGTGTCTCGCCACGTATCCAATTCGTAGATGTCATGCGAGCACACAACTGTCAAGGACGAACCATCCTTGATCCTCTGTTGTAATCATATACGTGTCGCTCGGGAAGCGCGGATCAAGCTCAAGCGGCTGCTGCGCATACCGCGCCTTCATCTGCTTGCGCCGGTTGGCGGCCAACATCTGGAACCTGTTGACCTGCGCAGGCACAGTGCCGTCATCCACTGCATACATCCAGCATGCATCATACTGAAGCAACAGCGGATCGAGATATGTAATGGATGACAGCGTGAACGGCAACGGATCGCGCTGACGTGCCCACACAACAACAGGCCCAGGACTGTCATGCGGCATGATTGTGAATGGGCGATTGGCGACCGTGAAATCGGGCATCATATACCACGAATTGCGGCCCCAATTATACGCAAACGGATTGACTGACTGAGGGAACTCACGCACCTTGCGATTGCGCCCAGGTGAATACACCGCAGCCACGTCGCCATACTCATTGCACGAACTGATTGGTCCAGCCAAGTCAGCGGTCAGCGCACCAGTGCTGCCATCCAGCGTGACTTGCTGGTAGAACATGTAGTGTGGCCACCACATTTCCTCTATCTCGATCATCCATGCATTCTGTATATACTGCAAGATGCGCGGTGTCGAGTAAATCTGTGTCGCTGTGCCAGGAACATGCGACAACTCGTTCAGTGCCGCATTGACAATATCGCTGACATTCGCTGGCATGGCATTCTCCTAGCATGGTGGGATGCGCTCTAAAGACTCCTCGCCAGTAGGGCGCATCCCTACACTGCGCTTCTAACACTACGCAGTGTATTGCCGAATGCCGTGCAGCCCACCGTTGTTGCTCGTGTTCACATCATTGGCGAAGTCGAACGCTGCGCTAATAATGTTCGTCCCGGTCAGTGCAGTCGTTGGTGCATACGTGCCGCGTGGATCACCGCTCGTAGCAGACTGCGGATCAGTCAGCACAGGTGGCGTGAGCGTGCCTGCTGCAACTGCTACACCATTCGCTACTTCCCACTCAACGCGCAGTGCCTTATACGGCAGACCGAGATTAGGACCAGTGCCGATGTTCACAGTGATGCCTGCCTGCGCTGTCGGACTGACGAGCGACTGGAACGACTTATACGCTTTGGGAATGGCAACAGGTGTCACGCCATTGAGCGTAATGTCACTGCGAATTGGCTGTCCGAGATAGTCCCAACCATACAGCGTCACAACGCCAGTTGCACCTGCACCACTGCCGACGATCGTGAGCGTGCGACCATACGTTTCAAGCACTGCGCTGATGCCTGACAGATCGATGGTCGTGTTTGCATTCGCAAGACTGCCACCTGCCAATGCATATGTAGGATTGGGCGCCTGCGGTGCACCGAAACTTACACGTGTAACGCCGTTGTAGTTCACGTCCGCGCTATACATCATGCTCGGGACGTAGTTGTTTACCCGACGTGGGAAGTTGGTCGGATTGGTGATGACGTTTGGCATGTTACTCTATCTCACCTCCTTCGAGAGTTGCCACGCCACCTGTCGTGCGCGGGCGATACTTCGCCTTCGTCTTCGCATCGACCAACTCTTTTGGCGACATAGACAACTGCATTGGCACGACTTCGCCACTGTTCATGTCTATCATCTGCGGTGGTTCGAGCACCCCGATACGCTGCAACTGCTCGACATCATCCGCAGCAACGAACATGCTGTGGCCTTGTGGAAAGTAGATCATGTAGCCTTCATCAAATTCCTCACGCTTCGGCACGATCTTACGGCTGATGATCTGCTTGTTCTTCAGCGGCCCAACGTCACGCACTTCTTCCTCGATGTGCATGACCATGCGATAGAATGGACCATTCAGCTTCTCGCATTGGAAGGTAGGCTTGAAGTCCATCTGTCCTGCCATCGCTATTCATCCCTGCTTCTGCTACTACGCATGTGCGGATCAGCAGGCTTTGGCTCAACGGGCTTAGCTTCAGCAGGCTTCTTCAGCCCAAGCGCGGCAAGCGACATGTCTTCTGCTGCATCCGCTACATGTGTAACGCGTGCAGTGGTGTCGATCATCTGCCGTGCAACAGCCTGCTCAGGCGTATCTACAGGATGCTCGCCCTGCACATCTGTGGGCTTTGTGGTTTCACTCATGAATGCCTCCTAATTTGTAACTACACCGTGCGTTCGGTAAGCCCGCCATAAACACCATTGGCCTTGCCAAACTACTCTACTTCCCACTGCATCCACGTTCCACGGTGCCACAAGCTCCTTGACCTTCATGTTCACGCCGCGCAACATGTGTAATCTCAAAAACTCGTCGTTGATGAAATAAGCGAACGACACCGGGCAGTCCTCGTCATACAGCAATGGGATGCCATTATGCAGGCAGCCCTCGAAGCCAAGATCGAACATACGCTTGCTCGCCTTGCCCTCACTCAGCGGTATCGTCATCTTATCGCGCACCGCCTGCCGATACATACGATAGATGTTGCGGCCCGTGAGAATGACGCTTGGCCTGTCGCCTTTCAGCGTCAAATCCATCAGCACGTCGTCGAATACTTCTTCAATGTTGGTGCTGTCCATTGCACCTGCAAACACATATGCAGAGGTGCGCCACTGCGGCTGTGCTGCTCTGTTAATGCCACCAAGCGTCCCTTGGGTGGGGTTGGTGGGAATAACTGAGCCGAGACCAAGCGGATCGAGTCCTCCACCGACAGCGTAGAGATATTGGGAGAACTTATCCTTAATGGACTCCTCCAAGACATTCATCTTCTCCTTCATCAGTTTGAAGATGGCAGCAGGTCCGTTGTTTTCGTCCTGCTCCTGATCGGAGATGATGACCGTGCCAGCGACACGGCTGTAGCCATACTCCACTGTATCAAACTCATCTGTCTGATTGACAGGCAGGGGAGTGTAGTAGTTGTAGCTGCTGATGTTGGGATTGCGTCCGACTGTGAGCGGATTGGTGATGTTGTATCCACCATCCTCATATTCCACTCGGTCATTGGCAAACACCCATGCCATCAACGCATTCGACTTGATGCTCGCCAAGACCAGCTTACGCCTAGACTTAGTGAGCGTGCTGTGCAGAACATCTGCAACAGCGGGGACAATTGTGCCAACAGGCATTTCCTACTCCATTCAGTTCAACTGCATTCCACTTTCGCGCATTGCATCACGAATGATGTCGGACCACGATGTGTTCTCGCTGTGTGTGGCGCCACTACCATTCACGCGCTGCACCTGCTGCGTATTCACACTGCGCCGACCGGGCAGCGGGCGATTGTCGAATTGCTGTTGTTGGGGAGTAGGCTGCTGCTGGCCCTGCAACGCCGCGATCTGCGG